TCAAAGCCAACCTCATGCTCATAGATATGATTATCGGCAGGATCTGCCCACATGGGGTGTCGGAATGCGCCGTGATCTACCGCAGCCGTCCTAGCAAGGTTGCCAGTTGACCAGGTGTTCTCTGCGTAATTCCAGACAACATATCGGTCATTCTCAGTAGATGCGCCGCTGGGGTAGAACCACCAGACTTCTGAGTACCGAGCGTTAGTTGTGGCGTAGACCTTAGACTGCTGGGACTGGTTAATGTCGCTGAAAACGTAATCAGAGACCTCTGACGGCACCTTTGATACCGCGCCACCGGAGTAGGTGTAGAACGCCTTCCTGCCCATCCATACCGCACCCAGATCGGTGACGGCCGCAGCCTTCCTTGAGATGATGCCGCAGGACGTCCCCACGCGCTCTCTGGAGTAGACATAGGGAGGGCCAAGGTAACCCATTACATGGGCGTCGATCGTTGTCAGAATGAGCGTCTGCCCCCTCACACGAACCGCACACATGATGTCGCCAGCGGTCTGTAGCTCAATATCACCCGCCTCGTTTGTGGCAGCTGGAGTCCAGACTGTATTGTTCTCCTTGTCGCACCATTGGACTTTTCGAGGATTGCCCCCGGCACCTAATGCGAACAGGAATCTCTCCTCGGTAACAATCAGCCCAATGCAGTCAGTTGGCGCGTTAGTAATCTGCGCTGCCGGTACTGCGGTGTTTAGCTGCCACTCATAGAGCTTGCCATCATCCGGGCTGCACGCAACCAGGTACTGACCAAATGTATCCAAAGACCATGTTGTTGCCGGTAGGATCGTAAGGTTATCGAGGCGCTCAGTGCCGTAGTAATCCTCGCCATATGGGCCTGCGCTGTAGCCAGTGAACGCAGACGCATCCTCTCGCCCAGCTGTAAACCCTGCCGGGGTGATATCGGCTTGTGCGCCTGACTGAGTATATGCGTAGAGCTTGTCATAAGTGCCCGCAGCAAAGCGCCTGGCTGATGTGTTATCAGTCCATGAGAGCATCGCCCGGATCTTATTGGTGGTAGCCGTCTGAGTCTTTTGACGCCAACCGCCAACAGGCCCCATTGTGCCATCAGTCCAACGGATTAGATTGGCATCACGCCAACGGTTCTGACTTTGTAGGTCAGTTCCGTTCCGATAGACGCCCGCCTGTATTTGAAGCGGAACAAGCGCCATGTCTTACTCTGGCTTCGTGGGCCAAGTGATTACTTCAGGAAATCCTTCCTGTTGCGGCACGTCTCGCAGAGCCTGCCTATAGGCTGTCATCTCGGCAGACATGCTAGAATCAGACAAACCAAAATGGTCTGTGGCTTTTAGAAGATTGTTGCGCTCCGCTCTTGCTTCATGAGACATCTTTGAAATTTGTTGTGCATCATATTCCGCCTGCTGATCTGCAACCGAATGAGTAACACCATCATCGTCAGTGTACTCTTGGAATATAGGCTCAGCACGATACACTACCCGCCATTTCCCTTCTTCATACTCTTCCGCCGAGTCAGGGATAGCCTTCGTGTAAACATCAAAAGCTGGGGCAGAATTATCTTCTACTTCAGCTACGCCAAATGTGGCTAGAGTGTTTGCCCCCCATTTTTCTGGAGTAGAGACGTTAGCAAAGTCTCGCAACAACTCTAACTTGGTTTTTAATTTACCTGTGTTTAAATCAACGTAAAACATCTCAACCCCTTATCGAATGTAACGCAACAATACAACGCCACTTCCTCCATTTCCGCCGGTAGTGTAGGACCATGTCGGGTTGACACCAGCATAACCGCCACCGCCACCGCCGCCTGTATTTGCGGTACCCGCACCTCCGTCGCCAGTGGTCGAGCCATTGCCGCCGCCATCATTACCAGACCCGCCGTTGCCAGCGCCGCCGCCTCCCGCATAGGACGCACTAACCCCGTTATCAATACTAGAAGCCCTCCCGGTGCCTCCAGCGCCGCCAGAGGAGCTCCCATCAACACCAGCAGAACCAGCACCGCCACCACCACCAGCGTTTGCGCCGCCATCATTGCCAAATCCAGTGCCGGTAGCAGATCCCCCAAGAGCATTATTAACCGTCCCGCCTCCGCCAGATCCTCCGTCATTACCGGTTGTTCCGCCCTTGCCACCGCCACCGGCACCACCGCCTAACGCGATTATTGAATCTGCACTTCCATCGGCAAAACTAATAACTGAACTCTCGCCATCAGTTCCCTTGCTTTCAAAAGCACCGATACCTCCAGCGCCGACAAAGCAAAACACGCCGTTGCTAGAAGGCATAGTAAAAGTGCCTTCTTGCACTTCACCAGCGCCGCCGCCTCCACCATGCTCTCCTTGCTCCCCGCCGCCTCCAGCGCCGCCGCCTGCAACAAGAAAATACTCCACCGTCTTTCCAGCGGGGATATCATCCGTCGTTAATAATGTGGAGGACGTAACCTTATAGCCTGTGTAATCTACGCTGGCCTCGGTGTAATCAGTCGGGGTGGGCGCAGAGCTTCTATAATCAAAGTCCAAAACCCCATCTAGATAACCATACGCGCTGAGCTCTTTGCGGCAAGTGGAGAAAGTCGGGTAGGTTCGATTTTCGCCCCAAACTATTCTGACAGCCCCCTGAGCGCTAGGTTTACCTGAATTTTGGTATCGCCTTACGCCGCTTGCCCCGCCGCCGAAAATCACTGACCTATAAGGATACGACCCCGTTACGTCGTCTATGTAACTTCTACCGCCGTAAGAGCCTGCGCCTCCTTGGCCACTCAAGGAAGTAGCCCCGCTTGGGCCTTCACCCTCTATGCCCACACCTCCGCCGAAAGAAACACTAGCCGCCGCTTGTCCGCCACCGCCACCGCCACCGCCAGAGCCGCTAGTCCCGTAGGTTCCGGTTCCGCCGTTTCCGCCATTACCTGAGTAGCCTCCAGCACCGCCGCCTCCGCCGCCGCTAGACCCTGAATAATTCCCGCCTGCTCCTCCATTTCCGCCACCGTCTCGTTCAGTGCCGCCTTTTTGGGTATATCTGCCCGCAGAGAGCAAGGCTGTACCGCCTCGGCTTATTGACGATTTATACGTTGCTGTTGAGTAGCCGCTCTGTATGCCGACAGTGATCGTTAAAGACTCGCCCGGAGTTACTGCAAACGTGCCATACGAAAGCGCCCCGCCTGGCGTTCCGGGCCCGCCCGTAACCCCCGGGGAGGCAGGCGATGCGTTAGAGCTCCCAACGCAGACGGCAGAAACCTCGTAGACATCATCTGGCACAACGAAGGTGCCGCCGTTTAGCCACACTGACTCGCCGGGAACGGGGTATCCCGCGCTCGGCTGTACCGAAAGTAATTTTCTAGTTGTGCCGCTCATCCAAACGCCTGCCCAGATGTAAAGCCATACCAAGTCGTGCCGCCGTCGTGTGTCATAAAGACGAAGATGTCTACCGCAGATGCTGTTGATGTCAGCGTGGGCGCTGTCGCGCTAGGCCAATCTACTGCGGCGGGCCAAGTTACGGTAAACCCTGATGCGCTGGCATCCTGGACGATCTTTAGCGTAAACGCAGAAACCTTGCCGCTCGCTGCCGGATTGCTGAACGTGAACGTAGTGTTCTCTGTCAGCGTATGGCTGAAGTTATTGCCATCTTGGAGGTTTACGGTTGTTGCGTTGCTCGTTGATGTAACGGCCGTGTACTCCTCAGAGATGCCGTTATCAAACGTAACCACGCCGTTAGCGTCAGCTGTTACGGCTTTGCTGGCTTCACTAGTTCCTAGTGTAGTGACGTCGAGATAATTAATCTCTGCGGTGGTGGCAGTAACGCCATCCAGAATATTTAACTCCGTTGCCGTAGCTGTCACCCCGTCAAGGATGTTTAGCTCCGCAGCAGTAGATGTTACCCCGTCGAGAATGTTGATTTCTGCGGTGGTGGCTGTAACACCATCAAGGATGTTGAGCTCCGCAGCTGTAGAGGTGACGCCGTCTAAAATGTTGAGCTCCGCTACCGTTGCGGTAATCCCGTCCAGCACATTCAGTTCAGCGGCCGTTGATGTAACAGCAACGCCGCCAACCTGCCATGAGCCTGCCGTGAGGTTTGGCGCGATCGCCGTAGTCCCGTCAAGCAGATCATCGAGCGTATCGAGGTTGGTGTTTAGCTTGGTTCCCCAGGTATCATCAGACGCGCCGACCTCGGGCTTCGTCAGTCCATATGTAGTGGTAGTTGTGTCGGCCATGCCTAATCGCCCCTATACGATGCTTCTGTCCATGTATCCGTTGGTTGAGTCACCGGGATCCACTTGT